TTTAATGCTGCAATCTGACTCTCGTACTCGGCACGAAGCTGAGCAGATTGGTCAGGTTGTTGAGCGGTGTCGACTCCAGCCACGGGCTGGTCAGGAGTCACCACGGGCGTCTCCTGGATGACTTGCTCTTCCATATTTAGAAGTCGGGGGTTTCAGTAGGGGTGTCGGAAATCTTGGTGCGGCGCTTGGGACGCGCTTGTTCTGCAGGTTCCTTGGCAGGCTCCTTAGCGGGTTCGGCCTTGGCACGACCCACGTAGGTGTCGTTGAGATCTACAAGTTGCCACTTGTAGCTGCCATCAGGCTGCAGAACTTTGTCAAGAGACTCAGCCATGACAAAGAAACGAATGCGGTTTTAGTCTACAACAAAAGAAGATTTAGACAGTTGCGCCAAGCTCGTCGATGTTTGCGGGCGAAAGATTTAGCCACGCGCTGCCGTTATATCCCTCAAAACGGTTTTCAGTGGTGTTGTACCTAATGAAGCCTGTTGTTGGTGACTGCGGGCGTTCAGCGGTAGTGCCAACGTCCACAAATGCATCGGAACCGGCGGGACCTTGGGGTCCTTGAGGTCCGGTGGCGCCAGTTGCACCAGTGGCGCCTGTCAGACCTGTGTCGCCTTGGGGGCCTTGTGGTCCTTGAGGACCTGTTTCGCCTTGGGGTCCTTGGGGACCAGTGGCGCCGGTTAGACCCGTGTCACCTTGAGGTCCTTGGGGGCCTTGAGGTCCGGTCGCTCCAGTGGGGCCGGTGTCGCCCTGGGGACCTTGATCGCCTTGGATGCCTTGCGGGCCTTGGGGTCCGGTGGCACCTGTTGCGCCAGTGGGACCAGTGGGTCCGGTAGGTCCCTGCTCACCTTGGGGACCTTGAGGACCAGTGTCGCCGGGGTCGCCTTTATCGCCCTTGACACCGTCCTCGGAGGTTTTAAGTGCCGTGGAGCGCGGTGTGCCGTCGAGATTTTGGGTGCCGATAGCGACGGGTTGGCCCGTCCATCCCGCCTCGGTTTTGGGGCCGTAGAGGCGTTTGGTGGTGCTGTCGACGTACCAGTCGCCGACGGTGCCTTGGTCGCCCGGAGGACCCTCGCCGGAATGCAGGTTGTTGAACTGCTCGACGCGCCTGGCAAGCTTCACCAGGGCGGTGATTTGCGCCAGCGTGAGGGTTTGCTGGGTCGCCATCGTTTATTGCAGCAGGGCTTGAATGAGGCGTTCCATCTGGTCTTCGTCGCCGGGGCCTTCGGCTTCGGCTGCCTCCTCTTCGGGAGTTTCCAGTAGTTCTTCCTCGGCGGTGGATTCGGTTGCGGTGGGGAGGATCTCGCCCTGGACCAGGATTTGGCGGAACTCGTCGCGGTCCAAAACGCCTTGCTCGAAGAGAGCGTTCAGGGCGGTGATGTCTTGGCCAATCAAGCGGTCGAGATCGAAGTCGCGGCTGATCTTGACTTCGGGCGGCTCCAGCTGGAGGTAGCTGGCGGCCAGGTTGAAGGCGCCTTGCAGGGTCTGCTCCAGGTCCATGGAGACCATGGACAGCATGGAGTTAGTGTCTACGCGGTCGAGGCGGCGGGCGTCGGCAGATTCGGCGACGAACTTTTGCTGGCTCAGGGTGCTGATGCCCAGCGTTGCCATCTGCTGCTGGAGTTCGCGGATTTCGTTGGATTGGGCCTCGAATGCGCTAGATGCGGGCTCCACGTAGTAGACCTTGTTGCCCGGTTGGGTGGCCATTGCGTAGTTCACGCTGACCGCCATGTCCTTGGTCTGGTCGTCCCAGCCCTCAAGGACGAGCATGGGCTGGGAGGCGATGTGGAGGCTGTGGATGAGGTCGGCTTGGCGCTGGAAGTGGGCCAGGTTTAGGTAAGCGATGTCCAGCAGCGGGGGCTTGCTGACCAGCGTGTCGGTCTTGTTGGAGTACAGCGTGACGAGCGGAATTTCGCCCAGGCTGTAATCGCCGGATTCCACCAGCTCAAAGTCAGAAGTGCTGGTCGTTGCATCGAAGGCATTCGGATAGGGGAAGCCGCCGACCTGCTCTTTCTTGGTTTCTGTCTGGCGGAAAATGCGGTAACGGCCGGGTTCGATGACGCGGACTTGGTCGTACACCTTTTCGCCGAAGTCGCCGTCGGGGAGGACAGCCTTTTCTGCGATGCGGACTTGGATCAGGTTGCCGTAGTTGACCTCACGGTCGAGACGCCAGCCGTAGATGTTGGCGGGGTCAATCTCGATCCAGTAGGGGCGGCGGTTGAGGGCGCGTTCTTCGGCGAGGCTGCGGGCGCCAGTCGGGGCTGGGAAATCGACCAGGGTGTGGCTGTGGCCGTAGGTCAATGCGCAGATCAGGCTGCGGCGGGCGTACTCGTCTAGGTCGGAGCCGCAACCATCGACGTTCTTGGCGAAAACTTCGCTCCAGTAGGGGTCGCCGGTCAGCGTGACGGGTTTGCGCAGGATCAAGCCGGCGGCAGCGCGGATCAGTCGCTGGGTGTAAGGCGAGAAGACGGCGCGGTTTACGCGGGCGAGGTAGGCGGTGTAGTCCTCGCGGGGTTCCAGCGGGAGGAAGGCTTCGCTGTTTTCGCGCAGGTATTCCGTCCCAAGCGTGACGGCCTTCATGATTTCCCAGCCTTTCATCTGGTCCATCACGGCGGCTGTGCGCGTGAAGGGGTTGTCAGATCCGCCCATGTAGGTGGAGCTGACGAGGTGGGTGCGGATGCGGCCAGGGACGGAGTAAGTCATTTAGTCACCACTTGGTGCGATCCGCCCAATAAGCGGCTGACATCTTGCCTTTTGCGATGTTCTTCGCGTGACGAGCTTTGAAGGCTTCGCGGCGATTCTTTGCTGCTTCACTCTCCCCCTTACGCGCCGGTGAGCCACTGACTCCCTGTTGCCCGAAGCGGATTAACCGCACTTTGTCCCCTTCCTTGGCCAATACGGCATGGGATTTAGTCGGGTGGTTCGGGGTGCGTTTGGGTTTGTTGTACCCAGCAAATTTTTCGCCGCGACGCTCAATCATCGTCCTCGTCCTCCACTTCGATCATCACCTCTACGCCGGCGGCAAGGCGCGTCATTAACGCTCCAAAGTCGCCGGGGTCGGTAGGGGTTAGGAAAGTGAAGGTGGCTGTGGTCATGCGAGTTTCCGCATCCACCTCCATGTGGGTACAACCACCGGGGCAGATGCGGGTTCCCATGATCTCAGCCTCCTGGCAGTTCCTTATTCAAGGTTGCCGGTGATGGTGCCGCTGGTCACGAAGTTGCAGGTGGCAACCACCAGATCGCCCACGGTGGAGGCGATGTCCATGCTGGTGATGATTCCAGCGAAGCTCACGGAGTCGGAGCCGGAGGTGCTGCCGGTGGTGAACAGCTCGAAGGTGGCGTCTGCGGTGTCGCCGGTGGTCAGCACGTCTTCGATGAAGCCGGCTTGGCCGGTGGCATCAGCGTCGTAAACCAGCTCGACGGTGCCGGAACCGGAGATCAGGCTGCCGACAAAGGAGCGGAAGGTGTCGCCGTGGTCGGTGACATCAAGGGTGTCTTTGGTAATGTTCAGCGTCCAGCTCCGGGTGCCAACGATGGTTGCGTTGGTAGAGCCAGCGGCATCAAACTGAACAGAACCTTCTTCGCCGCGAAGAATGGCCATGACTAGACAGGGGAAGGGTCTATATCCCGGAGTCTAACTCTTTAACTGTCGTAAATCACGGCAAGATTTGCCCTAGCCGTGGTAACCAGCGACGATGTGCGGTGTTAATGCAACCGTTCCAGATGAGATTGCGTCGATGCGCATTCGGATTTTGGTGACGGCTTTGCCGTCGTAGAAATAGACGTATTGACCAGCAGCATTGATGGTTTTGCTGGTGTCAATCGTGAACCAGTTGCCGTTGCCGTTGAAGTTGGCCTCTAGAGCAAGGGTGAAGTTGGCAGAACTGGTGACGCTTGCGGCGAAAGTGAACTGGCTGCCGTGAGCGTCAACTTGAAACCAGTCATCTACGGCACTCATTGCGTTGCCGGTGTGCTCGACCGTGTTGGTAAAACGGTCAATGGCAGTCGTACCTACGTTAGCCATGGCTATTTCCTCCGTTTTTTGGCGGTTTTGGCGGCTTCCTTGAAGGCTTTGGCGGTTGGGGCGCCCTTGGAGCCGGGTTTACGCATCTTTTCGCCCGAGCCAGCGGCGATGCGCTTGCGTTTGGCGGCGATGTTTGCGTAGAGACCCTTCTTTTTGGCGGCCATAACTACTTTTTCCTCTTGGAGGCAGACTTTTTCGCCTTGCGAGCTGTTTCATACGCAATAGCGGCGGCTTGCTTCTGGGAATAACCCTCCTTCACCAACATCCGAATGTTTTCGGAGATGGTTTTCTCGGAATAGCCGCGCTTTAGAGGCATGAGGCTCCAGCGATATACACAGTTTATGGGGGATTAGTAGAGGCGGTAGGAGGTTTGGCCCAGGGTGTCGATCTTGGCAAGGTTGAATTGTTGGAGGCACATGTAGCCGAAGGCGTCGAAGGCGTGGTCAACGCCGAGGTTTTTGTTGGGGAGGCCCGTGC